ATCCGCGCAAGGACGACGCCTGGTACGCCAAGCAACAGGAAAACCTCGATCCCGTTACGCTCGCGCAGGAAGTCGACATGGACTTTGCCGCGTCGGTTACCGGCCTGCTCATTCCGTCGGCATGGGTGCAATCGGCGATCGACGCGCACGTGAAGCTCGGGCTGGACCCCGGCGGCTCGCGCGAGGCGGCGCTGGACGTGGCAGACGAAGGGCTCGACAAGAACGCTTTCGCCGCCTCGTACGGCTGGCTCGTCGAGCACGTAGAGGAATGGTCGGGCAAGGGCGACGATATTTTCGGCACGGTGCAAAAGACGTTCGACCTGTGCGACACGTACGACATACCGGGCTTCCGTTACGACGCGGACGGCCTTGGCGCCGGCGTGCGGGGCGACGCGCGCGTGCTGAACGAACTGCGCGCCAAGCGCAGCGCCGAGCAGCAACGCGTTATCCGGCAATTGCGTGTCGAGGCGTTCCGCGGCTCGGGCGCTGTGCTGCAGCCCGACGCGCAGGACGTGAAGGACCGCAAGAACAGCGACTTTTTCCAGAACCTCAAGGCGCAAAGCTGGTGGACGCTCCGCCGGCGGTTCGAACAGACGCACCGTGCCGTAACGGGCCTGCCGTACGACGCGTCGTTGCTGTTGAGTATTTCGGGCACGATACCGAACCTGTCCGCGCTGATCGGTGAATTGAGCCAGCCGACGTACAGCCTCGCTTTGTCCGGCAAAATCGTGATAGACAAGGCGCCGGACGGTACGCGCTCGCCGAACAAGGCCGACGCGGTGATGATTCTCATGGGGCGGCATCGTCGCGGCCTTATAATCAGTAACGAGGCGTTGAGGCGATGGGCAGCATGACACCGGACGATCCGCGCAAGGCCGATACGCTCGGCGAAGCGGCGATGAATCCCGACGGCACGTACAACGCGCTCAAGGCATTGTCGTGGCTGTCCGAAGCGATACGTCCTGGTCATGGTCTGCCCGTTTCGGAGGTTGAAAAGATTGCCGACGAGGTACGGGCGAAGGCCGCTCAGAAAGCCGAGTCTCAGTCATGATCGACCGGCTACGCGCATGGCTACACCGCACGACCGCGCCGGCCGTCACACCCGAGCCGCCTGCACGCCCCAAGCCGATCGGCATGGTCGTCGGTTCGTACGCCTCGTGGGAAGCGGACCGTTACGGCGTGCCGCTCGTACGACCCGAGGACGTGTGGAAGCGGCCCGAGCCGATGCCCGGCACGCTGCCGGCCGGTATCGCGATGGACTCGGCGTGGGAGTCGAACCTGCCGTCGATCGCGTCCATGAGCTTGTGGGCGCTGGCCGGCGCGCAGTCGGAAGGCTTGCGGTTCCTCGGCTACCCGTATCTGGCCGAACTGGCGCAGCGTACCGAATACCGCATGTTCGCCGAGAAATGGGCCGAGCACTGCACGCGCAAATTTATCGAACTGCACGTACCGGGGAGCGAGGATCCCGAGGGCGAGCCGGCGAAACGCCTCAAGGAACTGCAGGATTTTCTCGGCGAGGGCGACGGCGGGATCAAGCTCAAGTCGACGATCTATACGGCCATTACGCAGGATTTCTATTTCGGCCGCTCGCAGGTATTCCTCGACTTCGACGACGCGGACCGACCCGACGAGCTCGCCAAACCGCTCGTCATGAACCCCGGTAAAATCAAGCCCGAGCGTCCGCTCAAGCGCATTCGTGCCGTCGAACCGATGTGGTCGTACCCTGGCATGTACGAGGCGACCAATCCGCTCAGCGAAAAGTTCTACAAGCCCGACAAGTGGTACGTGCAAGGCAAGATCGTCGACGCGTCGCGGCTGCTCACGATCATCGGACGGCCCGTCCCCGACATGCTCAAGCCGGCCTATGCGTTCGGCGGCCTGTCGATGACGCAAATGTCCAAGCCGTACGTCGATAACTGGCTGACGACGCGTCAGTCGGCGACCGACCTGGTCGTGGCGTTCTCGCAGATTATCCTTGCGACGGATATGTCGAGCCTGGCGAGCGACGGCGGCGCGCTCGTGTCGCGTATGTTCGAATTTGCCGCCACGCGCCGCAATAACGGCGTCATCATGGTCGACAAGGACAACGAGGAGGTATCGAACGTCACGACGCCCCTGTCCGGCGTCGACAAGCTGCAGGCTCAATCGCAAGAGCATATGTCGAGCGTATCGAGCATCCCGCTCGTCGTGCTGACCGGCATCACGCCGTCCGGCCTGAACGCCTCGAGCGACTCGGAGATTGCGGTATTTTACGCCGCGATCAACGGCTACCAGGAACGTGCCGTACGATCCGTCGTGCAGGGCGTGTTGGACGTGGCGCAATTGTCGCTATGGGGCGCGATTGATCCCGACATTACGTTCAGCTTCCCGAACCTGCAGGACATGGACGAATTGCAGCAAGCGGAGATCGCCGGGAAGAAAGCCGACACGCACGGCAAGTACATCGATAAGGGCGTTATCGGTAACGACGAGGTGCGCGACCACGTCACGAGCGACCCGAAATCGCCGTACCACGGGCTGAAAGGACCAGCGCCCGAGCCGGACGATGACGACGAGCCGACTGGCCGGTCGTGAATCCCCTACGTCCGTCCGCTGCGATCCGCGATATGTACGCCAAGCGCCTGACGCGTGAAATCGACGCCATGCAGCGGGCGGTCATTGCGCGCCTGACTGCCGATTACGTCGAGACGCCGCCCCATACGACCATCGTGTACGGCGCGGACGCTTCGCCGACGGCAATTCTGACGCGTGCGATGAACACGATGGCGCGGCGGTGGCTCAAGCGGTTCGATACGCTATCCGTCAAGCTCGCCGCGCACTTCGCGACCAGCGTGCGCGAGCGTAACGAGACGGTACTCGCCGCCGAGATGCGCGCGGCCGGCTTCACCGTGCGGTTCCGACCGTCCCAGGCGATGAACGACGCGTACGCCGCGGTCGTCGACGAGAATGTCGGCCTGATAAAATCGATCGGCGAGCAGCACCTCACGAACGTACGCACGGCGGTCATGCAGTCCGTGCAGACGGGCCGCGATATCGGCACGCTGACGAAACGGCTCGAGGATATCGGCGGCGTGTCGCGCAGGCGGGCGGCACGTATCGCGCTCGACCAGAATAACCGTGCGACGGCCGTAATGGCGAACGCGCGCTACCTGTCGCTCGGCATCACGAGGGCCAAGTGGCTGCATTCCGCCGGCGGCAAGACGCCCCGTCCCGAGCACGTCGCGTTCAGCGGCCAGCCGTATAGCATTGCCGAGGGGCGCGACTTCGATAACGGCGAGGGCATCGTGTGGCCCGGCACGGCGATTAACTGCCGGTGCGTGTCCGTGCCGATACTGGATTGACAGCCCCGTCAATACCTATAGCCTGCCCGTTTTTCGAAGGGATGGTTCGATATGATGGAGCAGCATTTTGAAGACGCCATGCGTGAGCGGCCAAGAGAAATAAACGGGACGCCGGTAACGCCGGGCCTTTATCGTATTTTCTGGGAAAACGGAGGTTCGTCGCTCGCTGCTATTGGAATGTGCATCAATGGTAGCTGGTGGGTCGCGCCGACCAACTGGTCCGCACCGGCCACCCCCCTGCCGGTTCGTGCCGATTCGGAAGGTCGTACGACGTGGGCGAGCATCGAACGGATTGAGCGAATCGACGCCTGGGCCGCGCCCTTGTCGCCGCCCGAAACGATACGCATCGAACCGGGGAAGCTCGTGGCGAGTTATACGATTCCAATGATCTTGACGTGCCCGCAGTGCGGCGAGCGGCATATCGACGAGGGTGAATTTGCCGACGTCGCGCACCATACCCACGCCTGCCAGGGCTGCGGTTTCGTCTGGCGCCCCGCGAAGGTCAACACGCACGGCGTGCAGTTCCTGCCGGGTTATAAAAACGTCACTTGACGAAGCGGTCAATACGGGCGTAGCTACGCGTACCGACGAGACTCAAGGGAACGATTCATGACGTGGGCTCTTGTCGCTTTGTCCGTCCTTCAAACTGGAGCAATCGTTATGGCATCTTCCGCCCTCGTACGCCTTACCGCCTCGGTCGCCTCGCTGCGATCCGCCGACGAATCGCTCGTCGCGCTCGTCAAGGGCCTGGCGCAGCAAATCCGCGACGCCGTGGCGAACGGCGATAGCGGCGCACTGACCGCGCTGGCCGACTCGCTCGACGCCGAGACGCAGACCGTCGTCGACGCGGTCAACGCGAACAGCGACGTCTCGACGCCGCCTGCCGACGTGCCGGCCGCTCAGCCCGCGCCCGTCGTCACCTCGGTCAGCCCGACCGATACGCCCGTCGATCCGAGCGCCACCTTCGACAATACGCCGCCTGACGACACGACTGTCCCGGCGCCGAGCGACGCCGAGACCGGCCAGCCGCAGCCCGCGCTTGGCGACGTGTCGGCGCCCGCGAACAACGACCTTGGCGTCGAGCCGGCCGCTCAGCCCGCGCCGGACGTTTCGACCGACCAGTCGAGCGGCGCCACCCCGGACGCGCCGTCCGCATAAGCGGCGGTCAACGAGGACGGTCGGTACGGGGTGGAAGTTCCGGCGAGTGCTCCGCAAGGTTCAAGCTCGAAAAACCCCTACCCTTAGCGGGCGTCCTTCACGGGGCGCCCGTTTTGCGTTAGATACCCGCCACGGGTAACAGCACGGGGCGAACATGACGACGAGCACGCTTGTAAATAACGTCAAGGTCGTGTCGCTGACCGTCGGTACCGGTACGTTGACGCTCGGCGCGCCGGTCGAAGGGTACACCGGTACAGCCGACCTGATCGACGGCGCGACGTACAGCTATTCCGTTCATCAGGACGCGCTGTGGGAGTACGGACGCGGACTGTGGAGCGCCTCGGCCGGCACGCTGACACGCGGTGTCCTCAAGTCGTATGACGGCACGGTCGAGGGTACGTTGCCCGTCGCGCTCGGGCCGGGCGCGAATATCGCCGTCGGCGTGCTGCTCGTCGAGGATCTGTCCGAACGTGTCGGCATCCCGGCGAATTTCACCATCAACAGCGTCACGGACCTGCCGCACGGCACGCCGCCGTACGTCAATATCAGCGGCACGTCGCCGAATTTCGTGCTGGACATAGGGCTCGAGGCGGGCGCCACCGGCCCCGCAGGCACGACGCCGACGTTCAGCATCGGCACGGTGACGACCCTGGCGCCCGGTTCGTCCGCTACGGCGACGCTGACCGGCACGCCGCCCGCGTACGTAC